TGGAGAGATTGGGGAGATAAGGGAAACGAGGATTGAGAATATGGGGGTGAGAGATATAAATAGACAAATAAAAACAATAAATAAATATGAAAAATCCGGAATTAGTAGAAAGACGATTTAACCAAATAGATGGGAAAATTAAAACACTTAAATTTTTATTAAGTCGTCAAGCAACAAAAGATGAATTTACATCCGAAATTAACCAATTAGAAGAATTGGTAAATGAATTAAAATCCATGGTTGATAGAGATGTTACACCATTAAGAAGAGGATAAATTAAAAAACAATAAAAGTTATGAAGTTAAAAGCAGAACAAATCCAAATGAATTGGGTTGAGTTTATAAGTAATATTGATACTTATATTTCATCCCCACGTAAGGAAAAATTAAAATCATTCTATGAAAAGTTTGAAGAGCGTATTTCACTTATGCCCGCTTCTCATAAAAAAGAATATCATTCTGCCTTTCCCGGTGGTTATGTTGACCATGTTAATAGGGTAGTCAAGGCTGCTTTATCTATGTCTGCTGTTTGGGAAGGTTTTGGGGCCGATATGTCTACATTTACCACTGAAGAATTAGTATTCTCGGCAATAAATCATGATTTGGGTAAAATGGGAGATTCTGAACATGAATCATACATCCCTCAGACTGATAAGTGGAGGAGGGATAAACTAGGAGAAGAATATATGCATAATAAAGCTATTGCATTTGCATCCGTCCCAGATAGAGGATTATTCCTACTCCAGGAACATGATATTAAATATACATTTAACGAAATGGTTGCTATTCAAACACATGATGGTTTATACGATCCTGCAAATGAGAAATATCTAAAATCATTCATGCCAGAAACCAAACCAAGGACTTCCCTACCATTTATCCTACACCAAGCAGATATGATGGCAGCTAGAATAGAATTTGAAATTGAATGGTTACCTAAATTTAAGGGTGGTGTGGGTACCCCAAAGAAAGATTTTACATTGGGTGATAATAAAAAATCAACTCCAATTAAGAATAAAGCTTTGAGTTCTATTAAAAGCGAGGGGTTAAAAAATATGTTAGATAATTTATGATAACTACAATTATAATCTCAATATTAAGTGTTATGGTCGTGATCTTAGGATACACGACCTTTAACTTATTACGTAAAAATGAAAGAGCAGAAGACATTGTTGTTGGGTATTTAATATATTTAGATAAAATCTCAAAAACGATAGAAGCCGCAGATGGAAAGTTAAAAAAACTTGACCATTTGGGCGCTTTTGAAAGTGATGATGAAGTTGGGTTTTTCTTTAAACAGTTGAAGAAAATTCAAGATATTCTTAATGAGTTCAAATTAAAAAAATTCTAAAAATTTTATGGATCACATCATAAGAAAACATAAGTCACAAAAACAAAAAAAACGTTATTTCACCCAAGATGCTGAAGATGCCATTGTTGCATATAATTCTACGGGGGATAGTATAGAACGTAGCAGATTATATGCTGAGCATATACATTGGCCATTTTATAAATTAACGCAAAATATTATACACACCTTTAAATTTTATCATACTGAGGTTGAGAATTTAGAGGATTTACAACATGAGTTAATGGTGTTCCTCCTGTCAAAAATTCACTTATTTGACCCTAGCAAGGGGGCAAAAGCATATTCATATTTTGGAACTGCTGTTAAGAGATGGTTGATCGCATACAATCAAAAAAATTATACAACTAAATTAAAAAGTGTTAGAATTCAAGAATTATCTAACTATTCTAACCAAGATTCATCATCCCCAGAATTTATTATGTCTAAAAGGATGAACTCTGAAGTAAAGAGTATATTGGAAAATGATAAGGATGATTTAGAAACCGATGAATTAAGTTTTAAAGGGTATAAAGAAAAAGATAGATTGTCTCTATTTATAGATGAATATGTTGAATATTGTACCGAAAATATTTTTAAATTTTTTCCTAAAGAATACGATGCACAGATTGCTGATGCAATTTTAGAACTTTTTAGGAAAAGAGATATTATAGATATCTTCAATAAAAAAGCACTTTACATTTATATTAGGGAGATGGTAGATGTGAAAACTCCAAAAATCACCAAAATAGCAAACCAACTCTATAAAATATTTCAGGATAAATATATGTTTTATCTTGAAAATGGATATTTCCCCCACTAAATTGTTTTAATTTATACATATTTATAATAAAAAGATATGGGACAGTTAGATAACGTTGTATTTAGTGGTAAAAAATTCTCGGATATTTTAGAAGAAATCTACAATAATCAGAAGAAAAAAGAAGCCCAAGTAATGGCTCTTATATCAGAATTAAAACCATTAGTTCAAGAAATAGGGGATGCAACATTAATAGTACCCCTTATTAAGGAGTACATGGATTTAGGGATTAAAAATGATGAGCAGTTAATTAAAATGGCTACAATCATCCAAAGAGCATTTTCTAAACAGGCTGAAGAAGGGGGAAGTGGTATTTCTGAAGAAGAAAAATCACAGTTACTGGCTGAATTAGATAAAATAGAAAATACTAAAAAACTAAATGGCTAAGAGAATAACAGGGGCTTCTAAAGGTACCCAACAACTTTCTAAATCATCACAGCCTACAATAATATCTGGGAGGGTAAAGTACTGTATCTTAAATGATAAAGAAAATCCTTCTATATTTAAACAGTATGGGGAGTGGTCTTCTATTGGTTCTATATTTTTTCAAGGTATAAATGAAGCAAATAATTCTAATGTTGTAGAATTAGGTAATATTGCAAAACCTTTATTCCCAAATAGCAAAACCTACCCATTAGAAAATGAAATTGTTTTCATAATTAGCCTCCCAGATACAACATCACAAAACTTCTCAACTCAAACTAGTTATTACTATTTCCAACCAGTAAATATTTGGAATAGTGTTCACCATAATGCTCTTCCTGACCCATCCACTTTAGATCCAAATCAAACCCAAGATTATGAACAGGTTGAAGGTGGTGCTATAAGAAAAGTAGAAGATGGGAGTACTGAAATAACTTTAGGTGATACATTCCAGGAAAGATTAGACGTTAAAAATATTCAACCTTATGAAGGTGATGTAATACATGAAGGTAGATGGGGTCAAAGTATTAGATTTGGTTCAACTGTTAAAGGAGAAACTAATTGGTCAGCAACTGGTGAAAATGGAGATCCTATTACTATTGTTAGAAATGGCCAACATGAGGATGGAAAGGATCCATGGATCCCACAAGTAGAAGATATTAATAAAGATAAGTCAAGTATATATTTAACATCTACACAAGCTATACCTATTGAGGTTGCTAGTAAAGATTATAAATCTTATAAAACCTCTCCAATATCTCCATCAAAATATACTAACGAACAGATAGTTTTAAATTCAAGTAGATTATTATTCAACTCTAAATCAGACTCAATTTTAATGAGTTCTGCTAAATCTATAAGTTTAAATTCTATTGAAAGTGTTAATATTGATTCTCCAACCACAACAATTAATTCAAAAGAAATATATTTAGGTGATAAAAACGCAAGTGAGTCTGTAATATTAGGTGATAAGTTTTTAACAGATATGAGTAAATTACTCACACAAATTATAGCTTTAGGAACCGCATTACAAACCCCCATAGGTACCCCAGTACCAGGAGTACCGAATGCTGCCATCCCTATCCCAGCTACCCAACTTGTCGAAATGGCTAAAAAAATGTTTAATAATGTTCAAACTTATAAATCAAAAGTAACGAAAACCAAGTAATGGCATTTTCAAAAATCATAATATCACAAGTAGTCAAAATGGCTAAAGAATCTGGGAAACTGGAGGACTTAATAGAATCATCTAAGGAAAAATTTATAGGTGAGGTGGAGAGTAAAATTAATTCTAAAGTTCCAATTCCACTCCCATTTGGGGTTAAAGATGTTTTATTGGGGAATGTTGTATTAGATAAATCAACAGTTATATCCTATCTCCCTTCACAAGAAGAAGCTATAACTATGGGAATAGATAAAATCCCAGAAAATATAAAAATCCAAATTAATGAAACTCTAGATAATTTAGAGGATACTTTAAACCAAGTTGTAGGGAAAACAAACCAAATAAAATCAGGCTTAAATACAATATTATTACCTTTAAACACTTTAAATATTTTAGGTACAACCCTAAAAACAATTTCCCAATCCTTAGATGCTGTAATAATATCCATGGAGGTATTTCAAAAGGTAGCACCTACCCCACCCCCTGGTGTACCTCTTTACCCATTTACTGGACTTCCTCAAGATGTTAAAGATGGAGCTGAATTTATAAATGTACCTATAAAGGGGGCAAGTTCTATTCTCCCTCCCCTTCTTAAACAAATTAATGGGGCATTTTCTACAGTATATGCTGCCCTAGAAGTAGTAGATGGTCTTATTATCCCATCAAGTATGTTAATATCCTTTTTAAGGACACTTATCAACTCCAACCCTGAGACATTTCAGGAAGATTTTGATAAAAATTTAAATTCTACCATTTCTAAGACCATAAATTCAATTCCTACCACAGGCTTATCCTCAAACCCAAATGCTAACTCTAACCTAGATGGGGATCTAGAAGAAAGGTTAAAACCTAACTCCCAAAATCCAATATTTCATAGAGGTTATAGGTTAACATTGCAATATGATGATAAAAATAAATTTTCCTTCCCATCAAGAAGGATTAAGGGTGTGACTAAAACAAGATCTACAGATCCAATCTTATACCACTCAATAGATAATAGTTATACTTATACTTCTTCACTATTAGTTATGGTTGGGGAAATGAAGAATAGAATTGATAATTCGCTAGTAATTCCTGTAGTTGAAGAACCATTAATACCTGAAATACCTGAAATACCTGATTTTGAAAAATATTCACCATTTCTATCAAAGGGTGATTTTGAGGGGGAAATTAGAAAACAAGGGACAGATTATTATAAATTTTCTTCATCATCTCCAGACAATCAATGGAAGCTTTTTACTCCAAACCACACCCCTATCTCCCGTCCAGGACGATATAGTGGGGAAAGGGTATCCTTTAAAATAAAAAGAAATAACGGTAAAAGGAGAAATAGTAAAAAATTTGAAGAATGGTGGGAAGATGACCCAGATAGAACTTATGCTTGGGTGGAGATATTAGGGGGTAGTTTATCTCAACAAAAATTAAAGTGGGAGAAACAGTAAATAAAAAAAACAATAAAAATTAATATTTATAATAAAACAACAATGAAGTCAACAGAATTAAAGAAAATGATTAAGGAGTGTGTGAAAGAAGCAATCCAAGAGGAATTGAAAGATATCCTATTGGAGGCTATAAAATCACCAAAACCTATTATTACTTCAAATCCTTCACCAGTTATGGAATCTCAAGTAATGGCACAACCCCCAACACAAATGGATGCCGCTAGTAGAAGAGCAGCATATGAATCAGTTTTAAATTCAACAGGTAACCAAATGTTTACATCCCAAGATGCTCAAGGATTTACTCCTAACCCATCTATGGATACATCAAATGGTTCACTACCTGCAGGGGAAGTTAATATGAGTCAAATAATGGGGTTAATGAATCAAAAATAATATATGCCAACAATAATTCCAAATAAATCCCC